CTCTTCAATCCCGACGCGAGGGTGAACCCTGTCTCAGTGTCCCACTTGAACGACTGAGTCTCATATAAGGCGTTCGCTAACTCAACTTTGAGGGACAACATTCTGTGTCTCCTTCACATGTTGGGCGCATCCTGAGCCGTCCAGCGTCCATGTCCGTGCTCGGTTGATCTTCATTTTCTTGTTGATATCCTCATGGAGGTCGCGACCCAACTCAGTGGCGAGTCTGTAGAGGACGATAAACACATCAGCGACTTCTTCGGCAGCTTTGTCCTCAAGACCCTTGACGATCAACGCTTTGAGTAATTCTGCCATTTCCTCATTCGCCCGTATGGCAATGCGGAGATTGGACGAGGAGGGTCCAAACGTGTCCTGTGCCCACTGGCTAATCGTGGATTGTGTTTCCTGGGCATCAATCTGATCGCCGTGATCCTGTGTTCTGTCCGTCCTAGTACCCATGACCACATCGTCATGCAGAAGACCACCATAAGGATGCTCCAGAACACCACAATATGTTCTCTGTTTCAAACGGGCACGTATCTCTGCCAATGACTGAGTTCGACCTGTCAGACCATTCTCATAGATCATGGCTAGGTCGCCGCCGGCAGCTTCCTCTTCTTCCGACACATTCTCAAAAAGTTTAAACCCTGTCTCAGTCGATTGAACCACGAGCAACCCCTTGGCAGATTTCTTCAACCCATCATCAGTCTTGGGGTTCTTGGAAATGGTCACACGCTGGCCCTTAATCACCCCGCTGGTGGCCTTCATCGCCATCCCAAAGGTATCGCGGGTCACATACTGATAGGTGAATGAGCCAATACCAAACACGATATTGGTTGACGCAAATCCTGCTTGCATCAATTGATCCGTGATCTGATTCGCTCGCTCATAGGTGATTGAGTCCCCATAGATCGCACCAATATGGGTATCTAATTCCTTGTAGCCTTTGGAATTGATTGTTCCACCGAATACGTCCCACAGCACTTGAATCGTTCCGCGGTACTCAGGTGACAGGATATCTGCATCACGGTCACCACAAATGATCTTGACTGGATCGCCTGAATCGGGTCGAATGACCACCTTTCCATTGCGATTCATAATCGTATCCTTGAGTGCTGGCAGCGTCTCAGTCAAAATCTTCCAATAGTCCCAGGTATCGCTCACAATACTGACAGGTCCACTTGGGTATACATCTTCGATCAATCGACGGAAGGTTTCAAACTCAGATGCTTCCCCACCCATGCACATGACGGAATGCTCTGTTGCAGGAATTGAACCCCCGATCAACTCTTTCTCAGCATTCGCACCATAGTAATCCTCACATACATCGATAGCGGGGATCGTATCCGTCCCTGTGAAACTCAGGAGATGGGCGGCACCACAGATTGCCGCAGACTCGTCCATTCCACGATAGGAAAAGTCATGACCCTGCCATTGCACAAAATCAACATGATCTGAGGACTTGACGGCTCCTGCATTCAACAATTCCCAGTAACTATAGGCAATGGTCGCCACAGTGATTGGGTGCCAAATCACATTACTCATTAAGGATTCTACCCAGTTGGTCAACCAAAAGAAATCAGGATGGGTATTCTTGATCGTAATGAACGGGACACGCAAATCCACACGCGAACCTTCGGGTAACGCTTTGATCAACAACGGCAAATATCCCAGGTCATGTAAGGCAGCCCAACGATCCACGGGCACCGCATCAGGACCCAGTGAGGTATCCATGCGCCTTTTGTATTTTGCCAAGACCTCGTCCTTATCAGCCTTGAAGAATTCATTCTGAAAGCGATTGACCAGATACTCTTGGACAAAATACTGCAACCCAAACACAACCACCTTATTCACTTCCTTGAGGCGTGATCCTCTGGCAGTGAAATTGGAATAGACTTGGGTCGTGCCCTCTGGATATTGGGGCGGGTGTCCAGTCTTATAGAAATCGCTTGCGTGAATGATGGAGCCTGATTTTTGCATGATGAATTCCTTCTGGTTGATTAGCTCGACTGTTACTTGAACCTCTCTGAATAATCATTCGCCACTCGCACAAGATCTATGTAACCATCAAAGACTTCTTTTCCTTTTGTAAAGAACCCGTGTGTGGCAAACAGATAGACTTGTTGTGCCCCCTTCTTCCTCAATTCCTTTGCCAACTCAATAAATGTGCGCCCACCGTCAATGATATCATCAACCATCACATAGGTGGTGACCACACCAGCCACGGCAGTGTAGGTTGGAAGCATGGGGGTATGAACTACGGTGCCCGTGATCTCGCCAGTCTGAGTGTTACGCAGCTTCGAAGTCTCAATGATACCCAGAAACATAGGTGAATACAGTTCTTTGGCTAACGTGTGGGTTTTCTTGAGTGCACCAGCATCAGGGGCCACAAGATAGAAGGGTGCATGAACATGCCGGTTGATTAGTTGTGCAAGCAAGTCGCATTGAGAGATCGTCACACAATTCTTGAGCAAAGCTGGCGTGACATCAGAGTGAGGATCAGAAATGTAGACCACCCTAAAGTTCAATCCATTGATCAGATCGCAAAATACCTTGAGGCTAAACGCTTCCCCTTTGTTATTGCAGCGATCCTGGCGACTGAACGGTACGTAGCGCATCACCAACTCGCCAAGTTTGCATCCTGCCCTCTGGACAGCATCACAAAACATCAGCAATTCAATGATATCCGCATTCTTCTCAAAAATGAATTCAATATCGACTGGTCCCATGTATTCAGGATCAACAGTCACCTGCATTTCCCCAACGGGGAAATTGAATGTATTATGGTTTATGGACGATTGGATCATAATGTTCTCCTGTTGTACTGCGATAGTATAAGGATAACACAATGAAGTTTGAATGTCAAGAAGGATTTTGTTCTATCTTTTCAATGAGTTGGTAGGCAGCACCAATCAATTCTAGCGGGGTAATGTGGTGGTATGCGTTATTGTGCTCACGGCATTGCGCCGCAAGCGACTGTATGAGTGAAATGATTTCAAGATCGGTGGGTCTCATTGGCAACCTACAGGCATAAATCCCGAACCAAAAATTTGTGTGAGCAACATTCTACGCTGGGTATCATAGACGGTGTTGTGATTGAATCCTCCGAGCGTTTTCTCTTGAACATCAAGCCATTCGCCATAGAGTAAACAGGTCCGCGCATGGATAGATAAATTTTGTGGTTGGTTAGAGGGTGTCATATCAGGTGCATTCTCAAGCACCTCAACCTTCTCATAGACTGAGGGTACTATAGACAATTCAGGAAGTCTGACAGCTTCACAGCCTTGTACGTCCTTATTGGTGTAGAGTGTGGTCCCATCAGCTTGGGTGCATCGAAGCATCTCAGCACCCTGAGAGTTCTCAGCACCCTGAGAGCTGGAGACAATGAGGAAAATAAAGAGCGCAGCGAGCAATGCCAGAAGTGTATACGTAGTTTTCATGTGTCACCTTTTTCTTGAATTATAAATTCCAGGGTCGTGCGGGAAGCTTCTCTTCATAATCAAAGCGTAACCCCGCTGCATCAGCATGAACAGTGACGCACCAACCAAGTTCTTGTGCGGCCAGAGTTCGCTGATAGACATCATCCAATGACCATCCACCCTTCAGATCCATGAGAGGATAGAGAAACATCGTTCGCTTCTTGCGAGTAAAAACCTTATCAACAAACTCTTTGGCGGACTCGTGTACATGGGTCAATTGCTTTCGTAGGGTTTCTGTCGGTGACATTCCATTTCCTTTCTGGTTACATCCTCATAATATAATGGAGAGGTGGTAGGGATGCCAACCCCTACGACGTTCGACTGTGACGCCTTTGTTATGCGATAGCTCTCCACGCTGTTGCAACAGCGCTTCAATGAACTAGGGGGATTCCTCCCTCCAACATACGCTTGCTAGTGTATAGTGTACGTATGATTCGACAATCATGCATCCCACACCAGAGTCTGCATGAACATCGGCACTAAGTTATGACAGTCTACTTGTTCTTTCCCAGGTGCAGGTACTCAGCCTTACCCTCGCAAGAAGGGTACTTCAGCCACACCTCTCCGTTTGCCTTTCGTTACTCGTGGGACTCGTAGCCTTCCGTGGTGATCTCTGTGCGAGTCACCGACACTGCTGCATGATCTCCGAATGCTGATTCAAGAATATTCTCGATCTCTAAGAGTGATATGGTAGGCTGTTCGTCGCGGGATGATTCCACCGCATCCTCGTTATCATAGTTCAACACTTCCGATTCGAATGATTCCTTGGTGAAGAATAGATACACATCATCGAGCCCAAACACACAAGGTTCCCCATCATTGAAGTATGGAGTATGTTGTGTCCACTTGACTCCATATACATCAGGTCGCTTCTCAAAGAATTCTTGAAAGAATGCCGTGAGCGCTTTTATTCCTTCTACCTCAATCTTCTTATCGAGTGCCTTCTTCGCTTCGATGAAGGCTGCAAAGTATTCCCCTGTGATGATGTTGGTCTTTTTCTTTGTCATGATTAGTCTCCCATCTCCACTGCAACAACTTCATAATTTTCAGTGATGGCTACGGTACCATATTCATCCCCCTCTTCATCACCGAGACATTCGCGGCGGTATTTGCCGGCAGCCTTCTTATTGAGCAAGGGTGCATTGAGTCTGTCCACTTCTTTCTGTGCCCGTGCCCGCGTTGTGTATCCCCTCACTGGGGTGCCAGCTAGACCGAAACGGGAATAGACCTCGTCATTATACTCCCAACCAATCGTGCTGACAATATACACCATATTCTTCGCCACGCGCCGCTCCATTATGAAAAGGTTATTTCTCTTCTAGTCCACCATCGTGATTGTTCGCTTGGTGATCTTGGGTCCACCCAGCCATGAATACATAGGCATTCCATTAAGGTAGTCGGCTACCGTGGGGATTTTTCCCATATCGTCAATGACATGCTGTTCGCCGACATCTCTGACTTGGACAACCTTACCATCTGAGTTCGTGATGGTCGTACCGAAAACTCTCTCTGCCAGATAGATGCCGAATGAGGAATGAAGGATAGCTCTGTGGCGCATGTCGGGCACGTGCGCCTTTGACGAATCAAAAAAATCGTGGATGGCTTGGTAGTCTTCGACTTTCCCCCCAAATTTTCTGACGCTCACTTGTCCATGGAGATAGGGTTTCATGGGATTTCCTTCCACACACCGCCAATGAGCCGTGCATCGTAAATCACTTCTTCAACCTTCGCTCTCACCACACGGAGACCGTGCTGAATGAATAGATCCTTTTGTCTGTTGGTTTCTATGATCGCATTCTCACGATGTTCGAACCATCGGGTAGCGTAGTACAAAATTTGTTTACCAAGAAGGGGGTCACCATCAATGCACGAAAATTTCCACTTCGCATCCAAAACAGATTGCTTGATATTCACATGGGTATGTGAGAGACTATCCGCAATAGTGATATGACATTCAAAAACCATTTTATTCCTTGGTCTTGATGACCGATATCAAGAGGTTCAACGCAAACTGTATCGCCTTTATCGCACCTGATAGAAAGAGCAACACCACAACAATCGAAACAATGAAGAGGGCAAATTGTCCTGCAATGAGTAGCATGTGTTATCCTTCGATGATTGTATCAGAATTTGTGTGGGTTGTCAAGAGAAAAGATAGCCCCAGTTGAGCCGGGGCTATCCATTACTTATGCCGATCTATGGCAAACCACCATTTCCACCCGGTCCTCCGTTGCCTCCTGGTCCTCCGTTGCCGCTATTTGTATAGGAGGTCTTAGAACCAGACTTACTAAGTCCATCACCAATCCGATTACCGGCATATCCAATTGCTGCCGCCGTCATGCCTGTAGTGATAACAGGTCCAACCACACCAGCAACCCAACCTGTAGTCGTAGTCTTCTGCACCTTTTGTGTCAATTCCATTTGTGGCTCACAGTTCACATAGGTGACTTTGGTGAAGATCTTGAAGGAGGGAGTCTCTACCTTATCACACAAGGACAACCACGAGTAACGCTCGGTTGGTGCAAGGGTATCCACATCAACGACGGCGCGAAGACCCAAGGTCTGGTCGGCGCGGGCACCCTTAGGGGCATCTTCCACAACAATAAACCTTGACCCGCCGCATCCCACAGCGGTCAACATCACAAAACCCATCATCCACATCACCACTTTGGAACCCATCATCATATCCTCCGTTTTGGAACCCATAATCATATCCTCCGTTTTGGAACCCATCATCAATTGGCTAAACTGATTGAGCGGACTGTGGTATAGTTGAAACTTCTCCATTCCTGCTTATCCACATCAAACACGGTGATCAATTGCACAGGCTTTTGTGTATATGGAGGCAGGTCATCGAGGTCCAAGGCTCCCGACTCTTCTGTCACTGGTTGTGGCTTGGGATGGTTTTCCACAGGAATTTTTGTCATATCCTTGGTGCAGTTCATCACGCGAAGTGTGCCGTCCTTCTTTGTGAATTGTACCTCAACCACACCCTCACGGAGGTACTTGGTCAACATCTTCACCCCAACTTCTACCAAATTCGCTGCAATAATCATAATTTTTTCCCCTTGTTTAGGCCCTCATGAAACACATCAACCCCATCCTCATCCTTCATCACGAATCCACCGGCTGTTTTGAAGAGTTTCAAGGTATCTAGTAAGGCGGTCGAAAGAAGAATCAGAGAGTATTGTGTCTCTCGGATCATGATCCCATTGAATCCAGCCCGAACGATCCGTGTCGCATAGACGAACGGATCAATGAAACATGACGTGAAAGGCTTCTCCACATGCACGATACCCTTTCGCACAGAAGTGAGTAGCACATGGTAGGATTCACGATCTTCGGGCACGTCGGGATTGCCTGGTAGTTTGCCGTGCTTACGTGCCATATCATCAAAGTAATAGAATTGTACCTTATTAGTTTCTCTGTTCATGAAGAACCCAAATCCATCATAGAGTTCTGGTCGTTCATTGAGGATCGCACCAAATTCTAACTGGTCCATGCCGTACCTCGGATCTTGGCAGCGAGACGCTGAAGAAGACCATGGAGGTGTACTACACTGATTGCAATAACAAGGACGAGTCCCCCGACCATCAGCACAATGGCACCAATGAAGGACCCAACAACGGCGATTGACGCCCCCAACAACACAATACATGGGGTTGCGATAATCATGAAGGTCCAGGTCAAAATTTTTACAGCAATGTCGGCAATGGATTCCATAGAGTCCTCCGTTTGTTATATGAATGATAACACGATAGGGTGGGTTTGTCAAGCCTAAATACGATAGGAGGAACACTATGGCCTGGCAGCATCAAGGTATTGATTTTATTGGTCCAAATGATAAACACTTCGGGTTTGTCTACCGTATTACTAACCTACAAACGGGTAGAATATACCTGGGACGTAAGCTTTTCACAAAGTCCAAGATCCAAGGCATTACAAAAAAGAACAAACGCAGGAAGAAACTCCGGGTTGCCAGTGATTGGGTATCCTACTGGGGCTCTAGTGACGAACTGCTAAAGGATATCGAAACTCTTGGTGAGGAGTTCTTTACCCGTGAGATTCTACACCTGACAACCAAGCGTGGGGAAACGAATTACTTCGAGGCCCTAGAGATTTTGACTTCGGGCGCTCTACTCTCGGATAACTACTATAACAAATGGGTCAGTCTGAAGTTACACAAGAGTTCGTTGGCTCATCTGTACCCATCCCACTCATCACCCATATCGAAATCTGCGCCAGCAATACCGCGGGCACCTGGGTCATCATAAGACGCTTCACCATCATCTTCGATATCTTCCCCACAAAAAGGACAAAATTCAGGTGTGCTGTCTGCCTCATCATAGGATAATGAAATGTGTCTATTGCAAGACTGACATGTGTGTGTAAATGTCATGGTACAATCTCCCAATCATCTGCCAATAAATCTGTCTGACTGACCAGCCACGGCACAATCTCTCCATCGGCTGTCCTCATGTCCACATGTGCATGGTACCTTATCTTTGTCCCCTCTGGATAGAAGCCCAGTAATGGGGCACGATTCACGGTGAATGTTGATCCTGGTACGAGGAACACAAACATTCCCTTACCATTCCAACCTGTCCTACCAACCTTTTTCCCCATCTTGAGTTGTTCAAGTGCCCAACCGAAATTTTCGCAAGGTGTCATAGTATCTCCTCTAATTGGGTGGCTAATCTCAATAATGCTTCCGCATGACAGCGTTTTGGTGTGCACCAACAGGCGAGGTTCGAACCTCGCAGCGGGTGTAACCACTCAGGGTCCACGGTCAGTCTCCATATTGCATATTCCTCAAACAACTCACACACTCGCTCCCGTTCTTTATCTGACTGATTCAGTATAACGAAGGGATTGCCCCATTGTGTTCCTCGATCCACACGTATATATTGCACACGCGCAATAGGTCGCCGTAGGTTATAGATAATCATGGTGCGTCGATAACTTTGTGGTCGGCTTCTGGTCGTGCTGCGGGGTTTCCGAATACTCGTAGCGTATAATACACAACATTAGCGCGAACCCAGGACATACCATCTTCGCGACAAATTCTATAGAGTTCTTTATCTGCTAACACTCGATACTCATTCTTATCAAGATGATTCCCTCGGATCAATTGATACAATGCATCATGCACAAGGCTACCGCGCATGAAGTCTTTGGTATCGATAGTGGGCCCACTAGGTCCATCCCATGCGTACCCCTTCTTAATGATCAACAGATTCGCGTCTCCTAACCATATATAATCTGTATCAATTTCTCGGGTCCGAACGGGGAGATCAGGCATTGTAACCGTACAGCTTTCGGCGAGCTGATACTTATACCCAGCGCTATATCTCATAGATTCACCATCTTTGCTATTTGAATGACCACCTTAAATGCGGCATTGATTTTCAACCTGAGTTCCAAGTCCTCCGACAAATCCATAACTTCCTTGAGTCGTTCTGCATCAATCATGAGGGTGACATATTCCTGTTCCGTGATCTTCTTCTGATCCAGTGCCGAGGCAATGGTATTGAGAAGTTCTCCTAGTTCTCGTACCCGAAGTTCGTCGTGTTGTAAAAGTGCATAGATACTCATCGTGGTTTACCTCCCACTGCTTTGGCCATTGAGGTGGACATCAGGTGAATCGCCCGTAGTCGAATATCACAAAATGCTTGGCTCACTTTAGGTGCATCATTCAACTCCTGAACCGTCTTATTCATCTGAGCAATACCCTCGTGGGTCAGATCATTCGCAGGAAGGAATTTGCTATAGTACAATGCGTGGGTGGTGATCTCAGAGAGTTTATCCCGCTGTTCAACACTACAATCACCCTTACTACTTAGGGCAGCAACGCTGACTAGATCATTGTACTCTGTATTGTCCCAGTGAGGCACAACGACATACCCACAACCCGATAGAAATAGAATTGAGGCTAGAATGAGTGCTCT